TGAAGGTTTTCGGAGGGACGTATTGGAGGCGAGGACCATCGGGCATGACAGCCTAGCCGCCGAGATGCTCGACATCGCCGATTCCGCTACGCCGGAAACGGTGAACGTGGACCGGCTACGCTTGGACGCTCGCCGCTGGCTCCTCTCGCGCTGGTCTCCCGAGCGTTACGGTGAAGCGAAAGGGGGAGGTGAGTCCGGCGCTACCGTAGTAGTGGTAACGGGAGTTCCCAGATCCGAGATCTCAGATCCGAGATCCGAGATTCGAGAATCGACCCCCACCCCGGGGCGGTCACCGCTGGCGCACGCGCGCGCGGGGGAGAAGGAACACAACACCTCCAACACACAAACCCCCTCCAAACCCCGCGTTACCGTAGAAATCAACCCCCCGTCTCCCGACGACCCCCTCACAGACAACGGTTGATACCGCCCACCCCATTTTTTTTGGGTGGGCTTACTGTAAGGCTTTATTTTTTGACCTCCTTTCAGGAGGTGATGTAGATGTCTAAGAGCGTAAATCTATCTTTGGACTACGAGCCGCGAGACTGGCAGCGGATGTGCCACATCAACAAGGCTAGGTTCACGGTCTTGGCATTGCACAGGCGGGCTGGGAAGACGGAGCTTGCGCTCATGGAACTGCTGGACTGCGCCATGGCGTGCAAGCAGGATCTAGGGGCGTTCTTTTACGTCGCGCCGCAACTCAAGCAGGCCAAGGCTATTGCCTGGAACAGGCTTAAACAGCGCGTAGAGGGGCTTGTGGCGCAGGGTGCTGCGGTCATCCAGGAAGGCGAGCTTGCGGTCAAGTTCAAGCACAACAAGGCCATCATCAAGATCTACGGCGCAGACAACCCAGACGCCATGCGGGGGGTCAGACTGGATGGCGTGGTTCTAGACGAGGTCGCGCAGATGAAGCCGGAGGTCTGGCACGAAATCATCCAGCCTGCGCTCGCAGACCGGCTTGGTTGGGCGCTGTTCATTGGCACCCCGCAGGGCATCAACCTGTTCTCAGAACTGTTCTACAGGGCGTCTGCGTCCATGAAAACGCCCGGATCGTCCTGGTATGCGGCTAGGTTTACCTGCCAAGACACGGACTCTCTGCCGTCTACAGAGATCGACCGGATGAGGCAGGAGATGAGCGAAACCGCGTTTTCGCGTGAGATGCTCTGTGACTTCTCAGCCGCTGGCGACGACCAGTTGATCAGCCTAGACGTGGCTGAGGTGGCCTCCAAGCGAATCTATCAGGCGCACGACCTCATCGCTGCTCCCCGAGTCATGGGCGTAGACCCAGCCCGGTTCGGTGACGACCGTAGCGTCATTATGAAGCGGCAAGGCCCACAGGCTTTCCCCGCTTTGGTCTACCGAGGCGTAGACAACATGCAGTTAGCAGACCTCGTTGCACAAGCAATCGGGGACTGGCACCCAGATGCGACGTTTATCGACAGCGGGGCGGGCGCTGGGGTCATCGACCGTCTCAAGCAACTGGGTTATCACATCATCGAAGTGCCCTTCGGGGGTCGCGCCAACCGTCACACCTTGCATGTCAACCGTCGAACCGAAATGTGGTTCGAGATGCGTGACTGGCTACAGGGCGGTGGTGCGATCCCCGACTCATTGTCGCTGAAACAAGAACTCGCGACGCCAACCTACAGCTTCGACACCTCTGGTAGACGTGTGCTAGAGTCGAAGGACCAGATCAAGAAGAGGCTTCAGAATGCGGGGAGCCCCGACCTTGCGGATGCGCTGGCGCTGACGTTTGCTAGCCCAATCCAGAAGTCAATCGACCGCTACGAGATGGCCCGTGCAGGCAGCAAAAGAGACCGAAACGCTTGGGACCGTAACCCCTACGACAGCATCTGAACTTGAAATTGTCCCCGTCACTCTAGAGGTGCTGATTGGTGATGGATACCACCTGTTCCAAAGCCACTCACAAGAGGTTGACAACAAAGATGTTGCGCTAGATTTAGACAGATATCGACAACTTGAAGGCAAACAAGTTTTGATGTGCCTTGGTGCCTACATCGGCACTTACATGATTGGCTATAGCACTACGATTTTCTATCGGCATGGACATCACGATACTTTAATTGCTAGCAACGACAGCATTTATGTCGATCCCGACTTCCGAACGGGTGCTGGCTTGTCTTTGATACGCCAGACAGAAAAACACGCCCAAGAGTGCGGCGTAGACTGTATGGTGTGGGCGGCTAAGCCTGGATCATCTTTGGACTTGATCCTTGCTGCTCGTCGCAACTGCAAACTCTCACAGCACTACTACAAAGTCTCATTTGATGGGCAGTCCCAACGCCAGCATTCTAGGAGCTAACTCGGCCCCAATGGGCTCGATTGGTCGTGGCGGCACGTCTAATCAGACCAACGCTAGTTTTCAGATTGGCAGAGCACGGCGTAGTTTTAGAAATGATATTGCCCAGAACAGGCGAGAGTTTCGGGACATGCCACTAGCAGAAACCATGGCTAATCGTGGTCCACAAGCTAGTTTGTTGGCGCTTGAAGATTACGAGGACACGCCTTTTGGGCCGCAACTAACTCTTCAAGCTGCTCAAAGACGACGGCCTGGACTAATGGGAAATCGTGCTCGCTCCTTGCCCCGGCGATCTGACGACGGTGGCGATAGATACATCCGAATGCGATTTAACGAACCCAACTACTCTTCGAGGGAAACATAAATGGCTGATCCACTGACTATCTTAGCTGTTGCTTCTTTGGTCACTGCCACAGCAGGCACGGCATCCAGCATTCGTCAGGGAAAAAAACAGGCTGAAAGATCTCGGCGTGCTTTAAGGGAGCAAAAAGCAACGCAAGCAGTTGCTAGAAGTTCTGCTGCAAGCGAACGCTTAGCTCAAAGTGCTGAGGCTAAAAGAATGCGTAAACGCAAACCTAATACTGCCGCAATCATGGCCAGAGCTAGGCAGCGTCGTATGAGTGGCGAGACGTTCTTGTCTGGCAATCAGGGAACATCCATGACGGGTAGCACTAGATACTTGGGCTAAATCACATCATGTATCCCAGTTCTCAGGTTTCGATTGGCAACGGCGAGCATAGATCGCTGATTCAGCATCTTCGCGCTCGCAAGCAGGCTTTGTGGACAGAACTCTCTTCTTGGGAGCCGCACTACCAAGAGTTGAGCAAGTTCTACTTGCCTCGCACTGGACGATTCCTGACTACGGATCGCAACCGTGGCACGAAACGCCACAACAACATCATGGACAGCACCGCTACCAGAGCCTTGCAGGTTCTGGAAGCAGGACTGATGGCAGGTGCAACTAGCCCTGCACGTCCATGGATGCGCTTGTCAGCACCCGACCCTGACCTGAACAACTTTCAGCCTGTCAAAGAATGGCTGCATGAAACGACACACCGCATGTTGCGAGTCTTTGCTCGCAGCAACACCTACAGGGCACTTCCTCGCATTTACAGCGAGTGCGCTCTCTACGGCACGGCAGCTTCGATTGTAGTTTTCGACTTCGACAACGTCATTCACCACCACGTTCTGACGGCGGGCCAATACGCCATCAGCACGGACAACCGTGACCGTGTCGATTGTCTCTACCGAGAGTTCGACATGACTGTCGGGCAAATGGTCAAAGAGTTTGGCCTCAACAACCTGTCCGTCAGCGTTCAGAATCAGTTTAGAAATGGCAACCTAGACCACTACCGCACGGTCTGTCACGCCATTGAGCCCCGTGCTGATCGCAAGATCAATGGCAAGGGCAACAAAGACATGCCATTCCGCTCCGTTTACTGGGAGCAAGGACGGAGTGGATACGGAGGTGGTAGTTCAAACCAATACTCTGTGCTCAGAGAGTCCGGCTTTAGCCGGTTCCCGGTCATTGCTCCCCGCTGGTCGGTGTCGGGTCAGGACATCTACGGCAACAGCCCAGGCATGGCGGCCCTGGGTGACGTGAAGCAACTGCAACACGAACAACGTCGGAAGGGTCAGATTCTCGACCACCTGACGCAGCCGCCCACTCAAGGACCACCGTTAATGAAAGGCAGTGAAGTTGACACTCTGCCCGGTGGTCACACGGAAGTAGACGGAAACAGTCAAGGTATCCGCCCCTTGTGGCAGATTAACCCTGACTTGCAGGGTCTGCTTTTTGACATCCAAGATGTTAGGCAGCGCATCAACAGTGCCTTCTTTGCAGACTTGTTCTTGATGCTGTCTAGCACCAACAAGAGCATGACGGCTACAGAAGTCGCAGAGCGTCACGAGGAGAAGTTGTTGATGCTCGGCCCTGCGCTAGAACGACTGCACCACGAAGGGCTAGAGCCGCTGATTGACATCACGTTTGACCACATGCTTGAGGCTGGATTGGTCCCGCCAATACCAGAAGAACTAGGCGGCATGAGACTCCAAGTCGAGTTTGTCAGCACTCTGGCACAGGCTCAAAAGGCAATCGGGGCCAGCACGGACGACAGGTTTGTGGGCATGATCCAAGGCTTGGCACAGTCTCACCCAGAGGCGCTGGACAAGCTCAACCCTGACGCATTCTTGGATGAATACGCTGACAAGCTGGGCATCAACCCCGGTCATGTCCGCTCGAATGAAGAGGTCAAGGAACTGCGCCAGTCACGCGAGGCAGCAATGGCTGCACAGCAACAACTAGACGCGCAATCGCAGCAATCGAACATTGCCAAGAACATCGCAAAGGCAGCATCTGATGCTCCTGCGGATGTCATGGATCAGTTCGCAGGATTTGGAGAGGTCTAATCTGTGGCTCCTGACCGCTCAAAAGCAGGCGGAAACAGGAACCGCTCTGATGTTCTGCTAGATCCACGGGCTAATCGCCGAGTGCATCTATTGCACCACGGCATCAGTAGCACACAGAACGTCGTAGATCAGATCGGCAAGACTCCTGGTCTAATTCCTGATGGCACTATCGTCACTGCCAAACTTGCTGACGACGCAGTCACAGCAGACAAGATTGCAAACAACACGATTACTTTTGATCAGATTGCTCCTGCTACCATCACAGAGGCACAACTAGCAGACACCGCAATTACAGGTGGGAAGATTGCGAACATTACAATTACGGACACGAAACTTGCGGACAACGCTGTCACTACGGCCAAGATTAATGCTGGTGCAGTCACAACAACGGAACTAGGCGCAGACGCTGTTGACAGCACCAAGATCGCCGACGACGCTATCGGGAGCGAGCACATTGCAGACGATGCGGTGGGTAGCGCGCAGATTGCAGA